CCATAGAAAGGATTTGATAGGCAAGATGGCAGAAAGTATTGAAACGGTTAAAGAAAGTCTTTCTATAAGCTTTAAAATGAAAATAATAAATAAGCAATTAGAAAAGATGAATCATGAATGGAGTTTAAAATATTATGAAGCATTAAAAATAAATAATGAAATGGCTAAAGAATTAGAAACAAATAAAGCTAATGTTGAATATTTAGATCAGTTAGAACGTGATAATGAAGAGTTAAAAAAGAAAGTTGAATTATTAATGAATGAGTTATGATTACAGACAGAAAGTTAGTAGAGTTAGGTTTTAGATGTTACCAAGTTAATACACTAATGTATTTTGAAAAAGGTGATGTAAAACTAGAAAAGATCTATTGTGGTTATCTTTGTACTAGACCACATAAAGTAGTAAAAACAATTAAAGAATTAAAAGAATTATTATGAGAGAGTTTGAAGATGAAAAGTTAAGAAAGTTAAATAACATTTTTACAATTACAGTTATTGTATTTTGGCTGTTTACGTTAATGTTTATTTTAGGGATCAGTTATTTATTTACGTTATGAAAGAAGAATTAGAAGTGTGGAAAGATATACCAGGTTATGAGGGTTTATATCAAGTAAGTAATTTAGGTAGGGTTAAAAGTTTACCTAGAGAACGTATTACTGCAAATGGATTTGTTAGAAAATATGATGGTAAAATTTTGAAATGTAGAGCCCCTGATAGGTATAAGTTAGTTAGCTTAAGTGTTAATGGAAAAATTAAAACATATAAAATACATCAATTAGTAGCAATGGCATTTTTAAATCACAAACCAAATGGTTTAGAATTAGTTGTTGACCATATTAATGATAATAAATTAGATAATAGAGTTGAAAATTTACAAATTGTAACTCAAAGATTTAACTGTTTTAAAACGCAAGGGAAATACGGAAGTAAATACAAAGGAGTTTGTTGGGATAAACAAAATAATAAATGGCGAACAAAAATAGTTATAAATGGTAAACAAAAACATTTAGGTCTATTTAAATGTGAATTATCAGCAAGTTACGCATATCAAAAAGCATTAAAAGAGTTATTATGAAAGATACAAAGAGATTAATAAAATATTACAAAGGTTATATCCTTGTACAGTTACACGACCACATAGTAAAGTCAGGTACAATAATGAGTATTGATGAATTAGATGTATTACTGAAGTCTATAACAGGTTTAGATAAATCAACTACTAAGATGTCAACAGATGAATTAAATGAGTTAATAACAGATGCTTTCGATTTGGGAGATAGTGTTGGAATACATTTGAACTATCCGAATAACGAATATAAACCAGTATATGATGAAGAAATGTAAACACTGTAAAGAACAATTTAAACCTTACAATTCCTTACAGAAATACTGCTTTAAAGATGAATGTAGAACTATCTGGATTGAATCAGAAAAAGAGAAACAATGGAAAAAGAAGAAAGCAAAGATTAAGCAGGAATTAATGACTGTACAGGATTACATCAAGATAGCTCAACAAGTCTTTAATAAGTACATAAGATTAAGAGATAAAGGTAATAAGTGCATAAGCTGTAATAAGAAACCCTTAAAAGAGAATGCAGGACATTTTTTTAATGCTAATAATCATTGGAACGTAAGATTTAACGAGGATAATGTACACTTACAATGTGAACACTGCAATACATTCCTGTCAGGTAATCTAATAAACTACCGTACTAACTTAATAGCAAAGATAGGGATTGAAAGATACAATGAATTAGAAGCAAAATCTAATGTTACACGAAAGTTTACAGTTGAAGAACTAAAAGAAATTATTAACGAGTATAAAAAAAAGTTAAAAGAATTGTAATTAATATAATTATTATAACTATATTTGTAGAAAATAAAAACAAAGTTATGAAGATTTACAAAGCATTATCAGAATTTCAGAATGAAGTACCAGTGATCCACAAAGGTACTCAAGGCTATGGTTACTCATATGCAGATTTACCTGCTATATTTGAAGTAATTAATCCACTACTTAAAAAGTATAATTTAGGTTTTACGCAGCCTATAATGGGAGATACTATTAAAACTATTATATTCCATACAGAATCAGGTGAAACTATTGAAAGTTTAACAGAAATACCTAAAGGTGTAACGTTAAAAGGAATGAATGATTATCAAGTATTAGGTTCAGCTATTACATACCTTAGACGTTATGCATTAAGTTCTATTCTAGGATTAGTAACAGATAAAGATACAGATGCATCTGGAGAGCAAACTAAACAAGCACCTAAAGTAGAAGTTAAACCAAAGATGCACCAACTAACAGCAGACAATGTTAAGTCTATTATTGCTAAAGGTACACAACAAGAGGTGTTAGATCAAATAGGTAAAAAATATATGGCTACTACTATACAGATAAAAGAGTTAATGGATTCAATTAAAAAGTAATGAAGAATATAATAGAACTAAATCCTTTGCACGTTGCTATGGTTAAAGAGCAAATGACAAAGAAAGGAATAAAAGCAAAGACAAATCAACAAGTTATAGACTACTTGTTTAGTTTAGTAATCAATAAAAACAAATAAATATGAATGAACATTTAGACATCGACAGAGAAAGAGAAGAGTACGAGTATAACAACGTACAACAGTCTCAGGACCAGTTAGAGCAAATCAGTAAGGTAGGTATGCCTAACGTAACATCAATTATTAACGGTATTGTATCAGATGTAGAAGTAGGACGTGTTAATCCTTTAGATGCATTCGCTATCTTTAAGAAAATGGAAGCACTATTTAACGAAGCTAAAAAACAAATAGATGCTTTAGCAATAGAAGAAGCTGAACACTATGGACAAAGCACATTTTCACACAATGGACAAAAGTACGAAGTTCGCAACGGTGCGACTAGATACAACTTCAAAGATATTCCAGAATGGATAGAAGCTAATGAAAAGTTAAAGCTAATTGAAGAAAAGTATAAGACAGCTTATAAGAATAGGCAAATGAATTTATCATCATTAGATGAGACAACAGGGGAGTTATTACAACTACCAACAGTAACGCAAAGTAAATCAAGTTTAATAGTTAAAAATAAATAAATATGAGTGCAATAATTAATGCAAGTATCGATCTATCAAAAATAGATAGTTCAAGAATCTTTGAAAAAGATGGTAGAAAGTGGTTAAGTCTTTCAATTAGTGTAAATGATGAAACGAATTACGGTAACAACGTAGGTATATCAATAGCACAAAGTAAAGAAGAAAGGGAAGCTAAACAGCCTAAAACATACTTAGGTAACGGTAAGGTAGTATGGAATTCAGGAACTATTGTAAATGCTACAAAAGAAGAACCAGTAGATACATCTGAGGATTTACCATTCTAGAATAAACTAAGCACCCTACTAAGAATAAATATTAACTATTTATTAAACGCTTAAACGGTAGGGTGTTTTTAAATTTAAAAGATATGAAGAAAAGAGTTAAATGTATATTTGACCACAACACCACCTACCTAAAGTATAAACACAACTATGAAGTTGAAGCAGAAGATGAAAATTTCTACTACTTTAGATTTGAAGATGAATTAGTTAAATACCCTAAATTTTATTTTATAGAGATATGAGTGAACACTACGATAATACAAACGGAAGTCTTTACAAGTTTGCTCAAGATCATAAGCTAAATGCATGGGAGTTTGATGTAATTAAAAGAATAGTAAGATGCAGAAAGAAAGGTCAATGGCTAAGTGATATTGACAAAACTATAAAAGTATTAGAATTGTATAAACAAGAATATAGAGAGGTTGACTAATAATTTAGCCTTTTTTTTATGTTTGTTTAACTTTTAATCAAAATAATGGCTATATTTACGTCAAAAAAAACGTGAAACTTTTAAACGAATTAGCAAAGCACCATAAAGAATGGATCCACATAGTGAAAACATTTGGAGAGCATAACACCTGTGAGATATAGTTCAGGAGATGTACATAAAACTAAACAAGTACACTAAGCTAGAGAACATAACTAACAACGGTAAACTAAACAAATCGTATGTATGGTTAACTTTAAGAAACTTATACTACAACCAACAAAAACAAAGTAATAAGGTTAACTATATAGACATAGAAGATTGCAAAGGATTAGAAGCCTTAAACACAAGTAACGAAGAACTATCTGCTCAAAGTAGGTTAAATGATAAAGTAAATGGAGAGATTGAATCATGGCATTGGGCAGATAAGTTACTATTTGAGATTTACCTAAACGAGGGTAAGTCTATGAGGAAACTAGCTGAAGACACAGGTATAAGTGTAACAACTATATTCTGGACAATAAAGAAATGTAAACAAAGATTAAGAGAAAACGTAGGAGAAGATTACGACGATTATTATAACAAAGATTTTGAATTAATATGAAAGATAGAGTACAGATAGATGGCGTTTGGTACATCAAAGAAAATAAACAAGAACCTTTAGATATTATTTTTTATGATGGTGCAGTGTATGAAGATGGCGATTACTGTATAGAAGCATATAGAGATAAAGAATACAACAGTATATCTATAGAAGTAAAGGATAAAAACACAGGTAAAAAAGAATATATAGACAACAAAGAATATCTTGAATACGTTATTAAAGGTGATACAGTAGATTTCATGAACGAAGATCTATTTAGAAACTTTTTAATTACTTTAAATTGGATAGAATAAAATGGAAGAAAATAAGTCAAAACAAACAAGAAAACGCAAACCTAGAAGTAAAGGGTTAGGAGATACAGTTGAAAAGATAACTAAAGCTACAGGAATAGACAAAGCAGTTAAGTTTATCGCAGGAGAAGATTGCGGTTGCGACAAAAGAAAAGACATCTTAAACAACTTGTTCCCTTACAAACAACCTAAGTGCTTACAAGAAGAAGAATATAACTACTTAACAGCATTCTTTGAAACTAAAACAAACACACTTGCTCCAAGTCAACAAAGGGAACTACTAAAGATCTACAATAGAGTATTCAACATTAACGAGCCTTTAAGCAGTTGTCCTGATTGTTGGAGAAACAGAATAAAAGAACTAACAAAACTTTACAATGAGTATTGATTTATATAAAGGAGATTGTTTAGAGGTAATGAAGTCTATTCCTGATGGAAGTATTGATGCAATAATTACCGACCCACCATACGGAACGACAGCTTGTAAATGGGATTCTGTTATTCCATTTGAGCCTATGTGGGAACAACTAAACAGAATAATAAAACCTAATGGTGCGATAGTGTTGTTTAGTTCACAACCTTTTACGAGTGCTTTAATAATGAGTAATATAAAAAAATTTAAGTACGAATGGATTTGGCAAAAAACAAAAGGAAGTAATTTCCAATCATTAAAACACCAACCATGGAAGATGCACGAAAATATTTTAATTTTTAACGCTAAAGGTGTTTATAATCCCCAAAAATATAGAGTAAGTGATGATAAGATTGATAAACGTAAAAATGTAAATAATCCAACAACAAATAAAGATGGGGTTTATGGTAAGCTAAAAAGAACTAGAAAAAAAGATGATGGTACTAGATTCCCTGGTTCTATTCATGCTGTTAAAAATCCAAACAACAACAGTTTACATCCAACACAAAAACCTGTTGAATTAATGGAATACCTCATTAAAACTTACACTAATGAAGGCGAAGTGGTTTTAGATTTTACAATGGGTTCAGGTACTACTGGGGTTGCGTGTAAAAACACTAACCGTAATTTCATAGGAATAGAGAAAGATGAGAAGTATTTTAACATAGCAAAACACAGAATAAATGAGTACTAGAATAATAGAAGTATTTGAATACTGCCAACTATCTATACATATAGATGAAACTTTTAAACTTTATCATAAAGCATTATTTATGTATTGTAATAATTAGACTATGGAAAACAAACAAGGTAGACCAAACAAAATAAAAGACCCACAACATTTATGGGAATTATTCCAAGAGTACAAGAGACATACTAAAAACAATCCTATATTAAAACATACATTTGTAGGTAAAGATGGCAGGAGTGAATATAGTGAATTAGAACGACCTTTAACAATAGAGGGGTTTGAAAACTATTGTGCAGATGCAGGAATTATTAAAGATTTATCAAATTATTTCGCTAATTCAAATAATAGATATAAGCGATTTTCAACTATCTGTACACGTATAAGGAGAGAAGTGAGAGCAGACCAAATATCAGGAGGTATGGCGGGAATATACAATCCTAGCATAACGCAAAGGTTAAATAACTTAGTTGATAAGCAAGAGATAGCACACGTTGAACAGCCATTGTTTAATGATGATGAAGATGAAGAAATAGATGAGTGATTTTAAGCTAACAACAGTTATAAAGAAAATACGCAAATTAGATAAATTTGTTAAAGGGGTTCAGGGTGGTACTTCAGCAGGTAAAACTTTTGGAATACTACCTATCCTTATACATATTGCTGCGAAATATTCTAACACAGAAATATCAATTGTTGCTGAATCTATACCACACCTTAAAAGAGGTGCTATGAAAGATTTTAAAAAGATAATGATAGCGACAAATAGGTATTTAGATATGAGGTGGAATGCATCTGATTTTAAATATACGTTTGCTAATGGTAGCGTGATTGAATTTTTTAGTGCTGATAATGATGCAAAGTTAAGAGGTGCTAGACGTGACTACCT